ATTACCTCCACACGATATAAGATTGTCTAAAAAATCTTGTTGTTTTACTGTCAATTCTTTTTTAGTTTCCATGTTATACATTATATACCTATATTGTATCTTTGTCAAGAACTTTATTTATCTTTTTTTGGTATTATTTCATTGACAAAATTGAAATACAGGTGTATAATAATATTTGTACCCGTCAGAGGTGCATATATATACATCTACTCGCCCACTATCGTGGGTGTCTCTTTAAAGGCCGGTGGGCCTTTTTTTGTGTCTGGGCTTTAAAGGTCTGTGGGGCCAACTGGTAGACACTCCAAAAATCTCCAAAAATGTTTGAGAATGTATATATATACGGGGGAGGGGGCATGGGCACCTGCGTACCCCTAAAGACTTCGAAAATCTCTAAAGATTTTCTCAGTCTCGCATGAGGCGTATAGAAAATTTATAAAATTTTTAAAGACTCTCTAGTGGACAGCTCCAGAAACCTTTAGAAATCTTTAAAGATTTATAACTCGATTCCAAAATCTCCAATGATTCCAACAACTTCCAATATATTCTATATTGAGTAAAAATCCACCGCTGAGTTTTCTCACCCGATCACATCACACGCTCTTTCACAACCGCATAATGCGCAGGGAAAGAGGTTGCAAAAATTTCGAAACTCTGCCCTTAATGGAATGGCAACAGCGACAGAGCGTTGCTTCAAACCTAAAACCATTACGGAGTAATGAACATGAGCATTTCGAACCTTCAAAAATCAGAGATTTTCGTTAACGTCGATGGGAATCGCACCGCCTCATCACGACAGCTTTATGCTGTAGCCAAGCACTTTGGTAAGGTCGGTGGCAAAACACCTTCGGAGTCTTACAGACTCTCCAAAATCTTCAGCGCTATCCTCTTAAAGTTTCAGAATGAAAATACTGAAACTCCTATCACTCATGCCGATGTGAGTCGCTTCTTCGAAGCTGAAACGATTCCAAAGAAGTTTACCAACATGATGACTTCTAAGCCTGTTAAGGCTAAGAAGACTAAGGCTGTCATCAAGGATACTCCGAAGGTTTCGAAGCCGAAGGCTGAGAAAACAACCACCGTTAAAAAGATTCAAGCGGATACGTCAGAACTCTCTGAGTTCCAAGCACGGTTTGATGCCATCACAAAGCGACAGGATGCAACCGACAAGAAACTTGCTACCTTCGAAGCGAAGCTTGATATTATTATGGCTTACCTCGAAACTGACCCTGATGCTTAATCAGGGTTTCATAAACTTTTAATTAATCTTGAGGATAATATTATGCAGCAAACTAACATTAAAAATGTTAAGCAAGGCGACTTCGTTAAACTTGTCCGTAAAGGACAGCCGACAGCTAATGTTTATATTCGAGGTGAATACTGTAGATACAGTAAAGCTTATGAGTTGACTTCGTGGGTTGATGCTAACAAGGTTGTTTACCGTAGAGGTAAAACAGAATGTTTTGCTGGCTTTGAATTTTAAGGAATTATTATCATGGAATTAAAAAAATTAAATTCTAAACTTTACAAGTATCGCTACTTCACCCTAAAGAATATACAATTCTTTTGGCTCATCATGGATGACAAGGGCGATGTTTGGACTGAAGCTGAAAGCTTAGAAGATTGCATTGATATCGTAAATGAATGGTACGATGAAATTCACGATCAATATTTAGAATTAGAGGAATTAATGTAATGGAACACACAGCTGTTATGGTTGAATGCAACATGTGTAAATCTTTACAGGCCGTCGATGTCCCCAGAAAATATTGGGAATATTACAAAGCCGACCGCAATGCCTTGGTTCAAAATATATTTCCTTGGCTGGATGCGAATGATCGTGAAATACTTATTGGGGCTGACAGTGGCGTTTATCACTGTCCTCCCTGTTGGGAGAAAATGATACCTTGGGATGAGGAATAATATTATGAATACCAATATGATGACTATTGATGATTTACTAAGTTTTATATCTGCTTGCTCCGACGATCATCATGCGTGGGCAATGTTAAAATATAATTTTAAAGTTATGGGAGGCCAGTAATATGGTTTGTTTCCAACTTGAAATATTTTTAGCAGCCCATGTGTTGGTAAGCATGGTGTCAATAGGCTTTGGCTTTATTGTAGGGAGTTATTCAAAATGAAAGAATATATTCTTGAAAGAGAAAACGGTGAAGGTAATTGGACTGAAGTGTTAACTACAATATATTATGAAGAGGCCAAGGTCGAAGCAGGCCGAAGGGCGCTAAAAGAAAACGCAGGTTATCGAGTTCGAGAGGTTAGTGATAAGGTTGTATATACTTATTCAGCTAGAGAATTAAAACTTCACGAAGCTCCGTCCAAAGAAAGATTAACAGAATTGTTTGGGAGAAAGACCGATGAAGAGTGTTGGTAATCTTCAAAGAATCAAGAAATTAAATTACGAACGCAAGGTGCGTTACTGCCTTGACGACGACGATTTCTGTGGTATCTTAGTAGAGGCGTGGGGCAAGAGGCTCAACCAATCTTGGACGATGGTCGATGTCTACGAGTTCCACGAAGCAGTGACAGGTTCTAATTTAAGTGTAAGTAAATTTTTACAGGAGATACGCAATGTATAACATTCACGGCACAGCAATCCAGCAATATGCTCAAGAGTCTGCAAATAATTTATCAAATGTGATACTCATGGTGGCTCTCAGCATTCAGCAAAATTGGTCAACCGTAGGTTATCAGATGAAAGATGTTCAAGCCGAAGGCGGCGACTCACGATTCTTGTGGGGCAATAAAAAGAAAACATACAAGTATCTTCAGGCTCGTAAAGATTTTATGTACGGTCAGTTTATGGCCGTTGTAAACTCTAATAAATCCGAAGCCGATAAAGCTGCAACGCTCATGCGAATATTTCTTAGGGTGCCGGGGCTTGGACTTGCTAAGGCTGGATTTGTTTGTCAGTTGGCGGCGGGGCTGGTCGGTTGTATCGACACTCATAATATTAGAATGTATGGCATTGATGAAAAACATTTGAAGCTTCCGAATACTTTGAAGTCTGAAGATCTTCGACGCTCAAAAATAAATCAATATGTAAACATCTGTCACAGTATTGGAACCGAACAACTTTGGAACAATTGGTGTAATTTTCTAGGAGATAGAGACAAATCGTGGAACAACGGCTTTGAAGTCTCTGAAGCTCATTATAATTATTTAGTACAATGAGGTGTAACATGACAACATTATCTGATTTAGTTTATGACATTGAACTTGAGATTGCTTGTTTGTTAGATGATCTTGAAGTAGATACTTTAGAAGAAGACGTAATTCGTTTACAAAAAATGATGGTAACACTTTCAAATGATTTATACCATAGAGGGCTAGTAGAATGAGAACATATCAAATATTTATGACGAAGGTTTACGAGGTTCGAGTGAGGGCCGAGAGTCGAGACCATGCCGAAGAATTGTTTGATGAGTTTGCAGACTGGGATGAGTTTCTTAAAGTTCACACGCTTGACGTAGAACCCTGCGATAATTTTATTTTGGAGGACACCGATGCAAAGTAGAAATATTAAAGTCAGTTTAGATATAACTGTAGATTATATTTATTACCCTGATGATAAGTTCATTGAGTTATATTCTGTGAAGCTTGATGAATATCCTGAAGCAGGCAATGTATTACCAATTCTTACTGATGAAGATCATGATAAAATTATAAATGCTGTTGATAGATTAGGCAAGGAATGGGGTGAGCCATGAGAAAAGATTTTAGAGTAAGTTTATTAAAACAGGCGTGGGAGTTTAGCTTTTCTCACGACAAACAGATAGCTATCGGTGTTGAGAAGATGTATTATAAAAGATATTTCAAAGATGAAGTAGATAAGTATTTGGACTATCTTGATGCCTTCGAGATGCTGTATAGAAAAAAACATGGGCGTGATTGGGCTTGACAGCAGTCGGCAGTCGTGTTACCTTGTAATGGCCTCGAAGCAGTGGGGCTTTCAAACTACCAAACTCACAGGAGAGTGAACATGAATACAGGAAAGTTGTTTAACAAAAGCTACATGATTCGTAAGCGTAAGATTCAAAACCGCTTTGAGATTTCAAAAGGCGAATGTTTTTACAGTTTTCAGATTGGCAAGTATGGTTTTTATCTTCAGCATTCTAAGTCGCGTCCAGTCGGCTTCCGAAAGCTTGTGGATATTCCGCGCCAATTAATTGTTGAACGTGCAGCATAACAGGAGAATGCACATGAATAATATAGTAAATATGTTTAACTCTAGCGCCTCCGATACTTTCGGGGGCTTTGGTGACGCAGATTTCAATATCAAAACAACGCCCGTTTTGTTTGATGTTGAACAAGAAGAAGGTATTTTTCAATTGCGTGAGGCAGATAAGTATGTAACCTATCGCACAGATACGGGCACTTGTTTAGGTATTCACTCGTCTCGACACAAGGCCGTAGCACCTAAAGATGTTATCAAAACAGCACGAGAAATTATTTTGCGTAGTGGCCTGAACACTGAGGGCATCACCGAACAGATCGCAGTGAGTCACGACGGCGCAAGATCTTTTGTAAAGTATAGGCTGCCTGCCCATACTTATGAGACTCCAGATGGTGATACTGCCTCGCTGGGCTTGCTGGCTACAACATCTATTGACAGTAGCTTTCCGTTTGTCATCAGTGCGGCGGCAATCCAACAAGCGTGTACGAATCTTCAAGTATTTATTTCTGGAGAGGTTGCGGTCTTTAAGGGCAACCATACTCTTAACTTGGATCTTGATAAAGCTTCAAGAACCATTGTAAAATCTTTGGATTTCTTTGAGTCTGAACGTGAAGTTTGGAAGCGTATGTATACAACTTCAATGGAACCTATCAATGCTTGTTTGATGTTTGCTGAAATTGTTGGGGTTGGTGATCAAGTACATGATCTTATTTTTGAAGAAAGGATAAGCCCTAATGAAATTGGACGCTCGCTTAAAAGAACTAATACAGGCTACAATTATTTGTGGAATGTTTATTGTAATACTTATGTACCTCGATTGGGTAACACAGAGTGGGCTGCATACAACGCAGTAACAGATTATACGACCCACGCTGACAATGTTCGTAACAGAGACACCCTTGCTTCGGTTCAGTTCAAACGACAGCAAGATTCTATTTCAATTCTTCGTAACTTTTTAAAGGCGGCATGACATGGCTAATGTTTATATTCCAGAAAGTGTTTATGTTCATGAATCAAACATTGAACTAGACGGAGGAGAAGAAGACATAGTAGATCTTATGAAAAAAAATTCTATTGATGTCGTTGAAGTTTTAGCCCTTTTAAACTGGGAGCTTCCTGATTTTCAGGAGGCCGCACGACAGTTAGATATTGAGTATATCCCTTTCACTACAACAGGTGCAGGACTTTTACATATCTTTAAAAAAATGGAGACGACAGAACAGCGGGAGTTTTTGTCGATGATTACAGATTCAATTATTAGTTATTATAGATCTGATTTAACTTTGCAGTTGCCCAATGAACTACGGTAAAATATTTACAGCACTCAGCCTCGTTGTGGGGCTGGGTAGCTGTGCCAGTTCACAGGAAAAAGAAGAATTTATTTGCTTAGAGTACAAGCCTATTCCGACCATAGAAGAAAAGTGCAGGCCATTCTACGGCACTTTAATTTGTATGGAGCAAAAATCTGTTAGGCTTATTTGCACTCGAAAGGAAAAGTTAAATGGGAAATGAAGGAAAAGGAGACCCAGCAGTTCGCGCTCTGGGTCGCAACAAACCAGACAGAAACTGGTATCCTGATAACTTTGATTGGTACTTAAAATGGGTTGCATCTATTGTAGTTCTTTGTAGTTTGGCCTTAAGGTCTGCTGGTCCAGAGTATAGGCTATATGATCTTATGTTTGGTACAGTAGGTATAGCCTTATGGACTTGGGTGTCTGTCATTTGGAGAGACAGAGCATTGATAATGTTAAACGGTATATCGTTTTTTATGTTAAGTGTAGCAATACTAAAGGAGATTTAAAAATGAACAATGAAATTTCAACTGTGTTACGTTCTTGTTTTATGGCGTCTTTGTTTTTAATGCCCTTGTTTGTAGCGGCGTTTGCTGGTTATGTGGTTAATTAGGAGTGTATATGAAGCAACCAGAGAACGACCATACAAAAATGTTTGGTAATGATGAACCCACTGCTAATGATGCAGAGATAATTGTTTATTATGAATATAACGGTCCAGCAGAACCAGTGTTGCGCATACCCTTCTGGTATTACAAAGAAGAAATAGGAATGTTTGAACATTTTGAGGCAGCAGTTCATAGAGCAGCAAAAGCCCTCAAGGAGTCTTATACGTATTGGCCTGAAGGTTATATTCATATACAGACAATTATTAACGATGATTATGTAAATATAATTTAGGAGGCATTATGCTTGAAGCAACCGATGTTGAAGCAATCATCTCAGACCTTGTGTTTATGAATATTTATTGTAGCGATAGCCCAAACTATGCTGCAATACTCAAGGGTCTTGAAGCTTTAAACTTGAGTTACCAACAGACCTATGATATACTGCAGAAAATTCGTGAAGGAGAATATTAATGTCTATAGATGATATAAGTCCAGACCGTTGGGACGCCATGAGAAAGTTAAATGATCTTTCTATTCGAAAGTCTGCTGATCCTGTGACAAGACCAGACCACTACAATAAAGGAGCTATTGAGGCTATTGAAGCAATCAAAGCTTCGATGCCTGAGAATGAGTTTCGAGGTTATCTCAAGGGCAATGCACTCAAGTACCTGTGGCGATATGATTATAAGGGTAAGCCCATTGAAGACCTTAGAAAATGTAGGTGGTACATTGACCGTTTGATAGAAGAAGCAAACTCATGAAGGTTGTAACAGGGGACTTCGGAAAATCTAAAACTACAGAGCTAAGTCTTGCTGAAAAGATTGAAAGGGCTGTAGATAAGATTAGTGAGGAGGTTGGTAATAATGCACATGGTACGTTCATACTCTTGACAGAAACAGACGGTGCTATTACAATGTCTTCAGACTTGGGAGCAGAAGAGTTCAACTATCTTTTAGATACTGTTAAACTTAACACTCTCTTAACAGCAACCTTAACAGAGTGAGAGCGAGGTGTATGAATACAACGATTTAACACACGATGAACTAATAGAAGACGTGCTTGCCCGTGCATTCGCTATGATGCTGGGCGTACATTTACCAGCAGAAGAGGCCTTGACATTGATGCAGACATGGATTAAGATGGAGGCAGTCGATCAAGGTGTCGAACTAAACGAGGATTTTATCCTCAAGCAAATACCAAACTTTATTAATTATCTATACAGGAGATAAAATATGGCAGTTCTTGAAGGCAGAGCGTACTGGTCGTTTGTCACTACGCCAAACACTAAATACACACCAGCGTATTCTGTTAATCTCGTAGTCGATGACGAGGTAGCCGACAGTTTCCGCAACCGTGGTTTTACTGTAAAAGATATGGACGAAGGTCCAGCGCTTATCATCAAGCGTAAAGTTGATGGTCCTCGTGGTATGATTCGTGAGGCACCAAAGCTTTACGATAAGAGCAAGCGAGAAATCAACGTAACAGTTGGTAATGGTTCCCATGTAAAAGTGCAGTACAAAGAATGGGAAACACAATGGAATGGTCAAGACTTCCGTGGCTTGGACTTTCAAGCTATGCAAGTTCTAGATCTTGTAGAGTATGATGCACCCGATGGTGCTGAGTTTGATGTTGAAGAAGAGGAGGATGAAATATAATGAGCGTTACTTATGTTCATGAAGGCACTGCATACGATGTAGAATCTTTAGTACCGGAGGGCCAAAAGGCCTTCCAGCTTTTAGTTACGGCAGAACAGGATGTGCGAGGTCTTGAAGACCGCATGGTTATCGCACAAGCTGCGGCTGTTGCACTACACGCAAAAGTACAAGAGTTTCTAACTGAAGAAGCTATTGTCACAGAAGAGGAATCTGAACCAGTAGAGGACTAATATGTCTTTTGTTCAAACTCATATCCCCTGCACTGAGTGTGGGGGTTCTGACTGCGCAGCTATGAACGATGACGGATCTGTCAAATGTTTTAGCTGCGGAGTTTTTACTCCAAAACCTAAACAGGAAAACAATGTGACTTCTATTACTAACTTCCAGAAGGCACCCATGAATACAAATCACGGAGAGTTTTACCCATTATCTGATAGAAATATCAGCCTACAAACCGCAAAGAAATACAGAGTTCGCTCTGTCAAAGACTCAACAGGCCAGATTGTTGAGCATGTATATCCTTACTATTCTGGCAACGAGCAAATTGGTTCTAAGATTCGCAAGCCCGATAAGAATTTTTTGTGGACAGGAACCAACAAAGGTGCTGGCCTTTTTGGTCAACAGCTTTTTCAATCTGGTGGTAAATACATTACCCTTGTCGAGGGTGAAGTAGATGCCATGTCAGCCTACGAATTGATGGGGTCGCAATGGCCTGTAGTGTCTATTCGCAATGGCGCACAGTCAGCAGATCGTGATGTGAAAGACAGCCTAGAGTTTCTAGAATCTTTCGATAATATTATCATTTGTTTTGACAACGACAAGCATGGTCGTGACGCTGCAAAGAAAGTCGCAAAGCTTTTGAGGCCGGGCAAAGCTAAAATTATGGAGCTTCCGGTAGACTTCAAAGACGCTAACGACATGTTGCGTGCTGGACAACACAAGTCTTTTGTACATCACTGGTGGAACGCCAAGCTTTACACGCCTTCGGGTGTCCTCAATGTTTCAGAAAACGTCGAAAACTATTTGCACCGTACACGCAAAGACTCTATTCCTTTTCCGTGGAAGGGTCTCAATGAAAAGCTTGAAGGCTTACGTGCAGGCGAGTTAGTTACTTTGACGGGTGGCACTGGCCTTGGCAAGTCTAGCGTCACACGAGAACTGGAACACTGGCTGATCAAAAAGACTAGAGACAACGTAGGCGTTATGGCCCTCGAAGAAAACTGGCAGCGTACAATCGACGGCATACTTTCTATTGAAGCTGATGCCCGACTGCACCTCGACAGTGTTCGTAATCTTTTTGATCAAGACGACCTTCGCCAGATACACCACCAAATGTTTGACGGCGACAATAAAGATCGTGTGTGGGTCTATGGTCACCTCGGCATGAACGACCTCGAAAGTGTATTTAGCAAACTGCGGTACATGATCATTGGTTGTGACTGCAAGTGGATAGTTCTTGACCACCTCCACATGCTAGTTCTTTTATCCGATGACCCCGATGAGCGTAAAGCTATTGACATGATTATGCACAGACTTCGAACTCTCGTAGAAGAGACAGGCTGTGGAATGATTCTTGTTTCACACTTGCGACGTACACAGGGTGATCGAGGTCACGAGAATGGTATTGAGACAGCACTAAATCATTTACGTGGGTCTCAATCTATTGCGCAACTAAGCGACTGTGTGATAAGCTTAGAGCGTAACCAACAGTCTGACGACCCTATGGTTGCATGTACAACTAAAGTACGTGTACTAAAGTCTAGATACACAGGCGATGTCGGACTTGCAACACACTTGTTTTACGACAAAGAAACCGGACGCTTATCAGAAGTAGATATAGATACTATGATTGATGAGTTTGGAGATGAAATATGACAGCTTATGTCTTTGACATTGAAGCAGATGGATTGCAGCCAACAAAGATTTTTTGTTTAGTTGCAATGGATACAGAAACCGGAAAGGCCTATGAGTACGGTCCCGAATGTATAGATAAAGGGATTAAACTATTACAAAGCGCAGACAAACTAATCGGACATAATATCTTAGGGTACGATATACCCGTGATAAAGAATCTTATGGGCGTTGATCTTGACGACGGCAGCATAAAGATTGTAGATACTCTTGTACTTTCTCGACTGTTTAATCCAACACGAGAAGGAGGTCACGGTCTTGAGGGCTGGGGCTACAGGCTACGCCATCGAAAGATTGAGTATGATAACTTTGAGTATTACACACCTGAAATGTTAAAGTATTGTGCGCAGGACGTATCTCTTAATTATAAAGTTTATCGGCACCTTTCTCGTACAGAGTCTGTCGGGTTTAGTCCACAAGCAATAAAACTAGAACACGATGTGTACCGTATTCTTAACGCACAACGTGATAGAGGATTTAAGCTAGATCAACAACATGCGATGAGTCTTTTGGCAGAGCTAAATCAAAAGATTGATAAGGCCGAAAAGCGTGTGCATAAAACATTCAAGCCACGCGAAACATTTATTACTTTGGTTCCAACAATGACAAAGGCTGGTAAGGTTTCTAAGATGGCCCAAGTCAAAGGTGAAACCAAGAAGGTCAGACTGTCTGATGAAGAGTACCAAAAAGCATGTGAGAATCCGAATGATAATCTTGTTCGTCGTGATTCTGAACCTTTTAACCTTGGCTCTCGCAAACAGATTGGAGAATATCTCGTGGAGTTTGGTTGGAAGCCTGCAAAATTTACGCCCACGGGACAGCCAATTGTTGATGAAAAAGTATTATCGCAGATAAAACATATACCTGAAGCTGCTGTCATCGCTGAGTATTTAATGTTGCAAAAGCGCATTGCTCAGATAAACTCTTGGTTTAAAGAGATGGAAGACGATGGACGTATTCATGGTTATGTAAATACTAATGGCGCAGTTACAGGCCGAATGACACACAGCGGACCCAACATGGCACAGGTTCCAAGCGCAAGCAGTCCTTACGGCAAAGAGTGTCGAGAATGTTGGACAGTTGAAGATAATTATAAATTAGTAGGCATTGATGCCAGCGGCTTAGAGCTACGAATGTTAGCACACTACATGAACGACGAGGGATTTACTTATGAACTTCTCAACGGAGACATACACACAGCAAATCAAATTGCTGCGGGACTTGAATCAAGACCTCAGGCAAAAACTTTCATCTATGCACTCTTATACGGAGCAGGAGACGCTAAACTTGGTTCAGTGGTTGGAGGAGACGCAAAAGATGGTGGAAGACTTAGACAATCTTTCTTCGATAATCTCCCTGCATTTAAACATCTTAAAGACAGAGTTGCGGGAGCAGCTAAAAGGGGATACCTCAAAGGACTGGACAAACGTAAGTTATTTGTTCGGTCAGAACATGCAGCGCTAAACACCTTATTACAGGGCGCTGGTGCTATTGTTATGAAACAAGCAGTGGTCAACCTACAAGAAACTATGAAAGACTTAGACGCACACTTTGTTGCTAACGTCCACGATGAGTGGCAGATTGAAGCACACAAAGACGTAGCGGATAAGGTAGGTGAGCTAGGCGTTGCCGCAATCGAACAAGCCGGTAGAGACTTTAACTTAAAATGTGAGCTAACAGGAGAGTACAATGTTGGAAACAACTGGGCAGAGACACACTGAGGAAGAAGCTAAAAACTACAAGACAAATATTTTTGAGGAAAACGGAGAAAAGTTTTATCTTGGTTGCGACGGCGGTAGGCGACGATTAGGACCATACATTAAGAAAAACAAAAAACGTATGTATGTAGACGGAAAATATATTCCTGCTTCACACCCCCTACACAAGCCCGGACGATATAAAGGATTTGAAGAAGCTGCATTTAGTTCCTTACAAAACTACAAGTCTTCCAAGCAAGGTGAAGTATATATCATTACTAACCCTGCGTTTGAAGGATGGGTAAAAGTTGGGATGGCTGTAGATGCAATGGACAGACTAAAAGGTTATCAAACCTCTAGCCCTTTCCGTGATTATGAGTTACAATTCTTTTGTAGAGTAAATGATCGTCGAGCATCAGAGTCTCAAGCTCATCAACTACTTGCTGCTAAGTTTAATCAACAAGGCGAATGGTTTCAGTGTTCTATTGAAGAGGCCCGTCAAATCCTTAACCAAGTCAAATTGGAATCAGAATGAAAAATTTAGATACACTTATTCAAGATATTTATTCTAATCTAGAAGGTCTTTCATCTGGAGAGGCATTAAATATCTCTGAAGAAGAACTAGACCTAACCCTTTCACGTATGAAAGAAAGCATACTTGCTTGGTCTAAACCACGAGAAGTTGATAACAGCTTTAGGCTTCGAATGTCTAACATCGGAAGACCTTTACGGCAGCTATGGTATGAAAGCAAAAACGCCTCAAGCCCTCACGCCGTTAGCGGCTCAACACAAATTAAATTTCTTTATGGGCACGTCCTAGAAGAAATAGTTTTGATGTTAGTCCGAATGGCAGGCCATGAAGTTACTTCAGAACAGAAAGAAGTAAACGTAGACGGCATACTAGGACACATGGACTGCAAGATAGACGGTCAAGTCGTAGACGTTAAGACAGCCTCAAGGTTTTCTTTTAATAAATTTAAAGATGGCTCACTAGTCAACAACGATCCTTTTGGATATCTTGCACAGCTGTCTGGATACGAGACTGCTGAAGAAACAAAAAACGGCGGCTTTCTTGTTATCAACAAAGAGAGCGGTGAGTTGTGTTTGTTTCGGCCCGACGACCTAGAGAAGCCAAACGTAAAAGAAAAAATCAAAAAGGTCAAGGCAGCAATTGCCGTTGACACGCCTCCTGACAGGTGTTATGC